CTTTGCCTGGTGGAGCATCTATTGGTGTTCAATCACTTACTTTAGCAGATGCATCAGAATTTCCAGCAAGTGGTTCAGTATCACTTTCAACTGGGTTAGGTAATGCAGAAACTATAGCCTATACTGGAAAGACAGGAAATGTTTTAACTCTAACAACTTTAGTACAAAATACACATGGTAATGGAGCTACGGTAACAAGTATAGAATCGGTTGATTGGTCTATTGGACAAGCTTATCTCCCAATGCCAGAATCTGTTACTAGTGTATTAAGAGTATTACCTTTCAGTGATCGAGGCAATCTTAATATGTTTGATATTAGATATCAACTGAGGTTGAATGATCTTTATGATTTTTCTTCAGAATCTATTATTCATTATCAGATGACTATGTGGCAACTCGATCTACTAGACATGATTCTTATAGGTGAGAAACCTATTCAATTTAATATGCATCAAAAAAGATTATATGTCAATATGGATTGGAGCAGTGATGTTGATGTAGATGAATATCTTATTATGGAATGTTATCGTAAATTAGACCCCACAATATGGACTGATATATACGATGATCTTTGGTTGAAGAAATATAGTACAGCGTTGATTAAAAGACAATGGGGCCAGAACCTCAGTAAATTTAACGGCGTAACAATGTTAGGTGGTGTCACAATGAATGGTGAAGCCATTTATACTCAAGCTAATGAAGAAGTTAATCTATTAGAAGAACAATCAAAAACAACGTGGGAAGAACCATTATTGATGGATATAGGTTAGGTCTATGCCCACTAATCATTATTTCTCTAAAGGAACCGTATCGGAACAATACCTCTATGAAGATTTAGCTATAGAGGCTATCCAGATATTTGGCCATGATGTATACTATCTACCTAGGACGATGGTAAATAAGGACGAGCTCTTTGGTGAGTCGCCATTATCAAAGTTCAGTGATGCCTATATGATAGAAATGTATATGGATACCAATGAAGGTTATGAAGGTGAAAAAGAAATCATAACACGATTTGGTTTAGAAATAAGAGATGAAACAACCTTTACCGTTTCTCGTAGGCGTTGGTTAGATTTGGTAAGTTCAAATTCAAACCTGATTACTGCTTTAAGGCCGAATGAAGGTGATTGGATTTATATGCCTACAGTGGGTAGACTTTTAGAAATTAGTTTTGTTGATAAAGATGATCCTTTCTATCAACTAGACAACCTACCAGTATACAAACTATTTACTCGTACAGTTGAATACTCTAGTGAAGATTTGGATACAGGTATCGCTGCAATAGATGCTATAGAAACTGAAAGATCAACAGATGCTTATGACTGGCAGATTCTTGGTGAACAAACTGGTCGTGCAACAGTGTATAATAACTTGTTTACTCTTGAAAGAGGAACAGACATTTATGCTGATGGCCTGATTGAACTTGAAACTGCAACTGCCGGGGCCGGTTCATTACTTCATGGTGAGAGTCAGACTAATGCAGTTTCGACAACACTCAGCGGTGGTGTAGTGGCTGGTGCTCAAGAACTTACATTGGCTAGTACTACTGGAATACTATTAGGTAGTGGTTCAAATAATACTGCAACAGGATCATTAACTATACACGCCGATCAAAACAATGCGGGCGAGACTGTGGTATTTGCTTGGAGTGGTAGTGGTAGTGTTGTAACCATACAAGGTGATGCTGGTCTAAATAATGCACATCATACGGGTGCAAGAATTACTATAGAGCCGCATGGGGATGCTATATTTGATGCTATAATTATGGAAGATTCAGATGAATACTATTCATACTTTATTATCAACGAAGATTATTCAATACAAACCTCTGATCCTTTAGCGGACAACACATGGATAGAAGAAGCTGTAACTGGTACAGGAGAATTCTCAAGTGCAGATGCAGTATTAGATTTCACCGAAAAGAACCCATTTGGTGAACCATCGGAGACAATATAAAATGTTAGGGAATTACTTTTACAACGAAAGCTTACGAAAAACTATCATAGCGTTTGGTAGTTTATTTAATGATATTATTATAACTAGAAAAAATAGTACTGGTACAGATTCACAGTCTATGAAAGTTCCTTTAGCCTATGGCCCGAAGCAGAAATTCATAGTTCGATTGGATGCTGATCCTGGTCTTACACAGAAAGTAGCCATGACTCTACCTCGTATGGGATTTGAAATTCAATCTTTCGATTATGACCCTGCACGAAAATTAAATAGAATTATAAGACAAAAGAAAATATCGAATACTACTGATAAGAAGCTGAAACAAATGCAGACTCAGTATACTCCTGTTCCGTATAATATGCAGTTTGAATTGTATATTATGACAAAGAATAGTGATGATGGTATTCAGATTGTAGAACAGATACTACCTTATTTTCAACCAGAGTATACCGTATCAATTAAAGAAGTTCCTGAGATGGATATTGTAAGAGATGTTCCTATTGTCTTAAACAGTATTGCATATGAAGATACATATGAGGGTGACTTTACAACAAGACGAGCAATCATTTATACTATGAGTTTTACTGCAAAATCTTATGTATACGGTCCTGTTACAACTGCGAAACCAATTACAAAGGTACAGGCCGATGTGTATGATAACTTGCAAGATCAGGCGCCAGAACGAATACAGAGATTCACTACTCAGGCTGTTGTTGATACCACAGCAGGAGATGATAATTTTGGATTTAATGAAACAACAAGTGAGTGGACATAATGGCAAGTGTAGATAATGCAATCAGTGATGCCTTAGGTTTAACAAAAAATATCAAAGAACAAATATTAGACCCCAAGCCTATAATACCACGTCCAGAGCAGGCTGTAGTGCCCGCTACTGAACACTCTGAAGATATCGACTCAGACTATAAGTACAGCCGAGAAAACTTCTACAACCTAATAGAGAGGGGTCAGGATGCTATTACAGGTATCTTGGACTTGGCAAAAGAACAAGAGCACCCCAGAACGTATGAGGTAGCTGGTCAGTTGATTAAGACTGTATCTGAAGTCACAGAAAGACTTGCCGACTTACAGGAAAAAATGCAACGACTTAAAGAAGTTCCTGATAAGGGACCAAAGAATGTCACCAATGCTTTGTTTATTGGTAGTACAAAAGAACTTCAAGCTCTATTAAAGAATAAATCAGATGGCGATTGAAACTTATAAAGGTAATCCAAATCTAAAGTCTGCACAGGTTCGACAAGAATATACACAAGAACAAGTTACAGAGTTTATTAAATGTAGTCAAGATCCTGTATACTTTATAGAAAGTTATGTAAACATCGTCAGTATTGATGAAGGTTTAGTACCCTTCAAGATGTATCCATTTCAAAGTGAAATAGTTGAGACATTTCATCAGAATAGATTTACTATATGTAAATTACCCAGGCAGTCTGGTAAGTCTACCGTTGTCTTATCGTATCTTATTCACTATATCATATTCAATGAAAATGTGAATGTCGCTGTGTTGGCCAATAAGGCTTCTACTGCAAGAGATTTACTGTCTAGATTACAACTCGCATATGAACATTTACCCACATGGTTGCAGATGGGTGTGATGAATTGGAACAAAGGTTCCTTGGAGCTTGAGAATGGATCCAAAATACTTGCTGCCTCTACTTCTGCTTCTGCTGTTCGTGGTGGTTCTTACAACATCATATTCCTTGATGAGTTCGCCTTTATCCCCAGTAACATTGCAGAACAATTCTTTTCTTCAGTTTACCCTACAATTTCATCAGGGCAATCATCAAAGGTAATGATTGTATCTACACCACATGGTATGAATATGTACTATAAGATGTGGACAGATGCTGTTAATAAAAAATCTGGGTTTGTACCAATAGAGGTACATTGGTCAGAGGTGCCTGGTAGAGATGATGAGTGGAAAGAAGAAACAATAAAAAATACAAGTGAACAACAATTTCTACAAGAGTTTGAATGTTCGTTCCTTGGTAGTGTAGACACTCTTATATCTCCAGCTAAGATACAGACTATAGCACATATGGATCCTATAGAGCGTAGTGCTGGGTTTGATGTGTGGGAAAGACCAATAAAAGATCACCAGTATTGTATGACTGTTGATGTTGCAAGGGGTGGTGCAAATGATTATAGTGCATTTATCGTGGTTGATATTACACAGATGCCTTATAGAATAGTTGCAAAGTATAGAAATAATGAAATCAAACCTCTTATATTTCCAGACATCATTTACAGAACTGCAAAGTCTTATAATGATTCTCAAATACTTGTGGAGATAAATGATATAGGTGGTCAGATAGCAGATGCATTACATCACGATATGGCCTATGAAAATATTATAATGACTCAAATGCGTGGTCGTTTAGGTCAGGTTGTTGGTAGTGGATTTGGTGATGGTCAAACTGATTTGGGTGTGAGAACTACCAAATCTTTAAAGAGAATTGGGTGTTCTAATTTAAAACAATTGATCGAAGGTGATAAGTTAGTAATATCAGATTTCGATATTGTAGTAGAACTATCTACCTTTATACAGAAAGGTTCATCCTTTGAAGCTGAAGATGGTGGCACAGATGATTTGGTCATGTGTATGGTGTTCTTTTCATGGTTGACTGACCAACAATACTTTAAAGATTTAACAGACGAAGATATCCGTAAACGTCTATACAACGAACAAAAAGAATCCATTGAAGCTGATATGGCTCCATTTGGTTTTATTGATGATGGTGTAAATTACGGTGAAAATATTACACCATTTTTTGATGAGGATGGTGATTACTGGATACCTGTTGAAGATTATCCAGACTTCTTTAATAAGGAGACACACTAAAGAATAAATGAAGCAAGACCGTGATCAATCTTACTCACACAGTTATGGCACACGGCCGTGGATTCTTCTATTAACTGTTGTGCTTGTTTTCTTTCTTCTGTT